TCCAGAGGAGTTAGAGGCGTTTAGAGCCAAGTATCCAGATGTATATGCAATTGTTGAGACGGTGTCTAGCCTTCAGGCAGAAAACCGAGTTAAGTCTCTAAAGAGTGAAGTTGAAACTCTCAAGGACCGGGAAAAGGAACTGCAAGTACAGTCGGCATATCGCGACTTGTTAAATGCACACCCTGATTTTTCAAGTCTAAAAACTGATGAGAATTTCTTAATGTGGTTGGATCAACAGCCTTCTTCAATTTCTGATGGGATTTACAAAAACAATACAGATGCTAAGTGGGCAAGTCGAGTAGTAGACCTGTACAAAGCAGACATTGGTGTTAAAAAGGTTAGTAAACCCAAGGGTGCCGACCCAGCCGCGACTGTGACAAAAGTCACGTCTAAAGACGTTGCTGGTGAAGCTAAGTCAGATAAGAAAATCTGGAAGGCTTCAGAAATCGGTAAGCTAAAGCCGTGGCAATTTGAAAAACTCGAGTCCGAGATCGACGCCGCAAAAGCTGAAGGCCGTATCGATTACAGAGCATAACTTTAAACACAACCTAACTATCTCATAATAAGGAAGGGTAACAAAATGGCTTTTGATAGCGCATCAGGTTATAACAACCTCCCTTCAGGTAACTTTACACCGGAAATCTTTTCCCAGAAAGTCCTGAAGTTTTTCCGTCGTGCCTCTGTCGTAGAGGATATCACAAACACTGATTATGCTGGTGAAATCGAAAACTTCGGTGAAACAGTACGCATTATCAAAGAACCTACAATCACTGTGTCTTCGTACTCACGTGGTGCTGTGGTAAACCCACAAGACCTCGCTGATGACCAGATCACAATGGTTGTTGACCAAGCGAATGCTTTCGCGTTCAAGATCGACGACATCGAAGAGCGTCAGTCACACGTAAACTTTGAGGCGTTGGCTACTTCTTCAGGTGCGTTCTCTTTGAAGCGTAAGTACGATGCTAACGTCCTCCAAGCAATGGTCGACGGTGCTGGTAACACAGGTACTGACTTCGGTACTGCGGCATCTCCAATCAACATCTACACAGCGTCAACTAAGGGCGACTCTGCTGTAAACATGATGTTGGCTATGGCACGTGCTTTGGATGACGAGTCAATCCCAGAAGAAAACCGTTTCTTCGTTGCACCTCCTGCTTTCTACGAAGCATTGTTTGGTGCGGGTGCTAAGTTTGCAGAAGTACAGGTAACTGGCGACGCAACTTCACCACTACGTAACGGTCTTGTTATGCAGGGCAACATTGCAGGTATGCAGTGCTACAAGTCAACTGCACTCAACAACTCTGGTACTGACGTTGTGACTATCACTTCACAGGACACTACAAACGACTTCGTAGTTCTTGCGGGTCACATGTCTTCTACAGCGACTGCATCGCACATCGCTAAGACAGAAGTTGTCCGTTCAACTGACACATTCAGCGACATCGTTCGTGGTCTTCACGTATTCGGCCGTAAGGTCCTACGTCCAGAAGCCCTCGTACAGGGTGTTGTTGCAACTGCCGCTTAAAGGAGACTTTGAATAATGGCAACTTATCAATCATCTGCTGTCACTGCACAGGCGACTAACATCCCTGCTGGTGGCGGAGCACACGTAGCTAAAGTCGTTCTCGACTTCTCTACAACTAACTTGGGTACTTCTGAGTCTATCGACGTCTTGGAAGTTCCTGCGGATACTGCCGTAATCGGTGCGTGGTTAGAAGTTCTTACTGCGGGCGCAGGCGACCTCGACTTGGGTGACGACACAGACCCTAACCGCTACGTAGCGGCCTACGACGGTTCTGGCGCGGGTGTTGCACCTGCGGCTGGTACTGCTGGAGGTTTCCTCTACAATGCAAACGACCACATCGTTGTTACTAACGGTGCAACTGACGCTTTCACTGGAAAGATCAAGGTTGTAGTTGTTATGACACCAATCGGTGGTGATCCTACTGCGGCAACATTTGCCTAAGTAACAGTCGGGGCCTTCGGGCCCCTTCTTTACGTGAACATCACAAAAATGCATCAGTGTTGTTGACTTAAAGAAGTTTACAATATATCATCTGACCAACACCCGCCGGGGGTACATCCATATGAAACCAATGGGATACACCGAAAGATTTGCTAAAGCCCGTGAGGCGATGGCAAAGGGCGGTAAGTCCAAAAAGAAAAAGGGTAACAAGATTTGTCCTGAAGGTATTGCGTGGGCAAAACGTACCTTTGACAAATATCCTTCTGCGTATGCAAACCTAGCCGCATCTAAATATTGCAAAGACCCTAACTACGCAAAGAAGTCCAAGGGTAAGAAGAAGTAATGGGTGAACTTAAGAAGTGGGTCAACGAGCAATGGGTCCGCGTAGGCACAGACGGAAAAATAAAGGGCCCGTGTGGCACTTCAAAAAACAAGAAGAACCCAGATCGTTGCCTACCCAAGAAGAAAGCTCAAAGCCTAAGCCAGAAAGAACGTGCCGCAACAGCACGAAAGAAGAAGGCGGCGGGATCAAAGGGTAAGCAATTTGTGAAGAATACCCCTAAAGCTAAGGTAACTAAACGTGGAAGACGGTAAGTACACTGAACGCTGGGCTATGGCTCGAGGCGGTAAGTCTAAGAAGAAACCGAGTCTATCCGTAGGTCGTGGTGAAAAACGCTCTGTAAAACAGGGTGGAGGACTCACTGCAAAGGGACGCGCTAAGTACAACAGAGCAACGGGTTCAAACCTCAAGGAACCTGTAACTGAATCAAACCCAACAGGTAAACGTGCCGCACGTAAGAAAAGTTTCTGTGCTCGTTCAAAAGGCTGGACGGGCGAACGCGGTAAAGCCGCAAGACGTAGATGGAAGTGTTAATGGACTACAATACTGAAGAATTAATCACGCAACTGATTGACCACGAAGGCTTGAAGCTCTTCCCTTACCACTGTACTGCCGACAAGTTAACCATCGGCGTTGGACGTAACCTAGAGGATCGCGGTATCTCCGAAGATGAAGCGGCATATCTACTCCAAAACGATATCGAAATCGTGGAGCGTGAGTTACTTGAGGCACAACCTCTCGTATCTATGCTCGACGCAGTTCGACAACGTGTATTGGTTGATATGGGTTTCAACCTCGGTACTCCGACACTTATGAAGTTTCAGAATATGTGGGATGCTATTGAAGACGAAGACTGGGAAGAGGCGGCTGATCAAATGCTTGATAGTCGGTGGGCAAAGCAGGTAGGTCGTCGCGCCCATCGTCTTGCGGATGCGATGCGTTCAGGTGAGTGGGTTTGAGCTCTGCGAATATCGCATCCCGTAGTCGTATAACGAGCCGCAACATAACGTGCGACGTTGACGACCAAGAAGAGACACTCTACACGTGTCCTGCAAACTGCCGTTCTCACGTATCTATGTTCCACATAGTAAACTACGGTGGCACTGTATCAGTAGACGTTACATTTAATAGAGCGTCTGCTACTCAAACAAACTTAGGTGTTGATTCTGTAGCTCACATCCTCGGTTCTAAGAACATGAGCTCTGGAGATTACATACAATTTACTGGTGCTGAAATGGTGATGGAACCCGGAGATACAATTAAGATAACAGCCGACGGCTCTACACCGACTGTCGACGCAATGTGTACCGTCGAAGAATTCTTCGTAGTCCCCGGATAGTAATAAAACATAGAGGTAAACAATGGCTATCACAACTGCAATGTGTACGAGCTTCAAGCAAGAAATTCTTGGCGGCGTACACGATTTAGATACAGACTCAATCAAACTTGCTCTCATCAAGCAGTCCCCTTCTGGGACCTACGGTGCGGCAACAACAAACTATTCCGATGTGACAGGAAACTCTGACGAGGCTTCCGGTACAGGGTACAGCGCAGGCGGAAATATTCTTGCTAGCGCAACAATTAGTGTTGATGGTACAACAGCCCTCGTAGACTTTGCTGACACCACTTTTGCAAACGCTACCGTATCTGCTGATGGATGTATCATTTACAATGCAGGTCAGGGCAACAAGGCTATTGCTGTAATTGATTTCGGTGGTACAATCCTATCTTCTGCTGGCGACTTCACTATCACATTCCCTGCGGCGGCATCTGCTACAGCTATCATCCGGATCGCTTAATCGATGTCGTTTTACGATGGTGCGGCCGCTTTTTACGGAACTGGAACCTACGGGTCGTCTCGGTATGGCATTGTCGTTCCTACCCTTAATATTTCTGGAGTTTCCGGAACAGGACAAGTAGGTAGGTATTTTAGAGGTGTACAAGGTACTGGTTCTGCTGATTTTATTGATTCAGCACTAACAGAGCCAACCGAAGTTACCCCAGCAATGACGGGGGCAATAGGTACCATTATATTTATCGCATCAGTGCGTATAACACTGAGTTCTGCTCTAGGTACAGGTGTAGTCGTCCGACCAACAGTAACCGGAGACGAGTTTGATTTTGAAGCAACGAGAACCCTATATGATCGCAAACGTCTAATCTACATTCCTGCCCGTCCATCATCAGCGCAAAGAACAATTAAGGTATCGTAAAATGGCATACCAATGGCCCTTCAAAGACCCGGATGAGACATTAGATTACAGTATTGATTGGTCCCGTTACCTCGGGGACGCAACTTTATCTACAGTGGTTTGGTCGGTTAAAACTCCAGTCTACACGACAGATACGACGCTAGCTTCTGGACAGGATCTCACGACAGCAACATCCGGGGCTACTACGGACAGCATCCAGAATGTTTCGCAAACAAATACAGACACTGTTGCTACTATCAATATTGCTGGCGGGGAAGCAAACCGTGAGTATACTTTCACGTGTACCGTCACAGATAGCACCGCAACTACAACCCAGCGTGTCGTAAAACTGAAGATCAAGGAGCGATAGACTAGAATGGCTTATAATTATTTAGGTCTCACAAATGATGTCGCGCTCCGGCTGAATGAAACACAACTCACCTCGAGCAACTTTTCAACATCAGCAGGTTTTTATGCGTCTATTAAAGAAGCTGTTAACTCGTCTATTCGTCACGTCAACCAAGCCCACTTTTTCTGGCCGTACAACCACGCTTCTCAGACCGACACCCTCACCGGGGGCGTTTCTCGCTACGCTCTTCCAGAAGACGCGAAGTACGTTGACTTTGGATCTTTCAGACTCCGCCGTAACTCGACCTTAAATGTGAATGAGGGTCGCCGTCTAAACCAGCTAACCTACTCTGAGTATCTCAGTCTTTACATCGATCAAGAGTACGAGACGGATGCTACACGAGGGTCTGTCCCGCGAAACATTGTTCGCACACCCGACCAAGAGTACATTATCGTACCGATGCCGGACCTCGCTTACGAAGTTGATTACGAGTACTACTTAACACCTGTTGACCTCGAACTGTATGATGACGTACCTACAATTCCGGAGCAGTTTCGTCACGTGGTTGTTGATGGGGCTATGTACTATGCGTATATGTTTCGTGATAATATTGAGATGGCGAACCTATCCCAATCAAAATTCGAGAACGGTATCAAAAATATGCGTACGATTCTTGTGAATGAAAACGTGTACTTCCGGAGCTTTTAAAAGATGCCAGATCGTTGGCTTACTTTCCCTGTGGAATTTAGTGGCGGATTGATTAGCAATCTGTCTCCTCTCCAGCAGGGACTCAACTATCCGGGCTCTGCACAGGTGATGCGGAACTTTGAACCGTCGGTAGATGGTGGATATCGTCGTATCGAGGGGTACTCAAAGTGGGACGATGAAGTCCTGCCCGGTAGTGGCTTCGTGCGTGGTGTCGTCGAGTTCGAGCAAAGTGTGTTTGCGGCACGGGGATCTCACCTCTATCTATCCGGAGGGTCGGGGTGGACTCAAGTCACAGACAATGCAACCTACAGTTCTTCCGGGGTCACTCTTTCTGGAACAGGAAAGGTACGTTTTGCGAAACATAAGTTTGGCTCAAATGACGTTTTAATCCTTACTGATGGTCTGGGTAAGCCTTTCAAGTGGGACGGATCGACTTTTGCACAGATCACAACAGCAACTTCAGACGTCAACGGGGCTGACTTTGTAACCAACCACAAGAATCACCTGTTCTTTGCGGAAGGAAATATTGTAACTTTTACTGCCCCATTTAGTGATACAGACTTTACACCAGCGTCAGGTGCAGGTACAATAGTATTTGATACGGCTGTCACTGACATGGTGTCGTTCCGCGAACAACTCATTATTTTTACAGA